AAGTACGTTGAGAGAAATCGACTCCTCTCACGTACAATCGGATTCATAGATCAGACTCCTAACCAGAGACTGGCTTGTCAAGGGTCCAGAGATGGATCTTTGGCCACACTTGATCTAAGTGAGGCATCCGATCGGTTGTCGAAGGAGCTCGTCTACGCCATGCTCGAACAACACCCTGAATTACTTAAGGGCGTTGATGCGTGTAGGAGTAGATGGGCGACCGTGCCTGGCTATGAGGAACCCATTCCTCTGGCCAAGTTTGCGTCTATGGGTTCAGCTCTGTGCTTTCCCTTCGAAGCGATGGCTTTCCTAGCCCTCGTCTTCTTGGGGATTGAACGTGAGCTTAACACCCGTTTTACTCGATATGAGCAGATCATCGCTCATTCGAGAGGGGTGCGTGTCTACGGGGACGACATCATTATCCCCACGGACTACGTGCACTCGGTGATCATCGCACTTGAGACCTTCGGGTTGAAAGTCAACGATGCCAAGTCTTTCTGGACCGGTAGGTTCAGAGAGTCTTGCGGCCGGGAGTATTTCGATGGCCATGACGTTAGTATTGTCAAGGTCAGAGATCTATTCCCGGAGTCCCGAGCAGACGCTAACCGGGTTAGTTCTCTTGTTTCCCTTAGGATCCAGCTTTTATTCGCTGGCCTTTGGGAATCTGTGAAATATCTCGACGGTTTGATCCGGAAGGTACTTCGGTATTTTCCGGTAGTCGAGCCGACGTCTCCTGTGCTAGGTCGACATAGCTTCCTGCAATACCAGGCAGAAAGTTATGACGAAGACACCCAGAGTCCCCTTGTCCGGGGATTCGTTGTGTCTGCCAGGCTACCAACCAATGGGTTGGATGGTTCTGGCGCCTTGCTCAAATATCTCATCAAACAAGGCAGTTTGCCAGCTGCCGATGGGCATTTGGAGCGTTCTGGACGCCCCGTAGCCGTCGACATCAAGCTACGGAAGGCTACTCCTTATTAGGGAGATAGCGGGCCGAAAAGGCCTGAGTGGGAGATCG